CTAATTCAATCGAATTGGCTTCTGAAGCCGATGTTGCAGCAACTTGATCTCGTTTTTTGAAATCACCACACCTTTGCGCCACTGATTGCCCTTCATCACCGTTGGGTAATTCTCCGCATAATCGCGGAATTGATCGTTTGTCACAGCAAATGATATGGGCAGGTGTTTCAGACTGTCCAGAACGTATTTATCCGCCTGAGCCCCACTGGGCACTACATATATTTCATCTCTGCTCAGGCCAAAGATATCTTCAAGCAGCGCCAATGAATGTTGTTGATCACTGAGGAAAGCACCGTGTTCGTTGAGTGTGTAATAAATATTGGCATCAAAGAAACAAACGATACGATACCCTTCGGCCCGCAGTTGGTGCGCGATCTCCCCAAGCGGTTGCGCATCTAGTCCATTATCGTGCCCGAAGTGGTAAATATTGCTGCCATCAAGAATGACCGTTTTTTCATCCAATCGCAATTCGCGCATGAATCCCTGACGATCATTGGCCAGCAAGGGATGTGCCTTGGGGTGCGTTGCTTTGGTGGCACGTCGCCAACGATAGACAAACAACCAAAGTGCAATCAGCGCCACCAAAAGAACCAACATGATATCCCTGTCCATATCGGGACGCATCAAAAACCACCATAAGGGCAGAACGGGAATTGCCGTCTGCAGGGAGAAATTTAGCAATGTATACACTGTGTTTCGCAACCACACTCCGAAATTGAAGCGCGGCTTCTTGGGTTCAACAGGCGCTAGTATATCGCCCAATGTAATTGGTTCGTGCTTCATAATATGGCTCATCCAAATGACTTTCGCAGAAACGTAGCTCAGGATTCCCAAGAAGACCATAAGGGCTCGGAGCGGTCATTTGACAAGAATAACCGAACACCTCGCAATGGTCGCTCGCGAAACTTCACCAAGACGCAAAAACTCGCATTTACAGCCCTCCTAACCATCCGTAAGTGAAACCATGCCCACACCCCGAGAAACCGTCCTGCAAGCGCTGCTTGCGGAACTTGAAACCGTACCCGACGCAACAATTCTGCGTGGCGCGATTCTGCCGGAACGTATCCCGTCCCGCGGTTTGCTGATCCTGCGTGACGGTGACCCCGGCACGCCCGAAGTCACATTGTCCCCGCTGCACTACCACTACGAGCACCGCGCCGAGATCGAAGCGATCATTCAGGGCAAGACGCCGGCTGACCGCGACACCGCGTTTGATGTACTGCTGGCAGAATTAGCCACAGCAATCACGACCGATCGCACCCTTGGCGGCCTCTGCGACTGGGTCGAGGCCGAAGCCCCGCAGCCGGTCGATCTGCCGGTTGAAGGTACCGAGGCGCTAAAAGCGGCCATCGTCCCTATCATCCTGAGCTACACCACGACCGACCCATTGGGTTGAACCCCATTGGGATGACACCCAACGGCTGATCTCTCTCCTTAACAATAAAGGAAACACAATATGGCACGCGCACAAGGGGCGCGGTCGCTGATGGCGGCTGCGTTCGAGACGACTTATGGCACTCCACCAGTTGGCGATTACATGCAGATGCCGTTCGCCAGCACCTCGCTGGGGGCAGAGCAACCACTACTGGGTTCGGAATTACTCGGCTATGGTCGCGATCCGCTCGCCCCGATCAAGGATGCAGTAACCGCTGACGGCGATGTAGCCGTGCCGATCGATGCGGAAGCCTTCGGGTTTTGGTTAAAGGCGGCGTTTGGTGATCCCGTCACCACGGGCACCGGACCCTATACGCATGTATTCACATCGGGCAAGTGGACCCTGCCGAGCGTCTCAATCGAAACAGCCATGCCCGAGGTGCCGCGCTACGCGATGTATTCCGGCTGTGTGCTCGATCAGATTTCGTGGCAAATGCAGCGTTCGGGGCTGTTGACCGCTTCCGCAAAGCTAATCGCACAGGGCGAAACCGTTGATACCTCTTCTGCCACCGGAACCCCCACCGGCTGGAACCTGCAGCGGTTTGGGCATTTCAACGGGGCAATCAAGCGCAATGGTACGGCGTTGGGCAACATTGTTTCCGCCGACATTCAATACGCCAATAATCTCGACCGCATTGAGACCATCCGCGCGGACGGCCGCATCGACGGGGCCGACCCGTCGATTGCCGCGCTGACAGGCAAGATGGATGTCCGGTTTGCCGATCAGGTTCTGATGACACAGGCCATGGATGGCACTTCGGCCGAGTTGGAGTTCGCCTACAACCTCGGCACCGGCGAAAGCCTGACCTTCACCGCCCACGCCGTCTATCTTCCCCGTCCACGCGTCGAAATTCAAGGACCACAAGGCGTGCAGGCCAGTTTTGACTGGCAGGCGGCTTTTGACGCCACCGCCGGGCAGATGTGCGCCGTCACCCTTGTCAACGATATTGCAACCTACTGAGGAAACACATGATCCGTCTTGATCTTTCAAATGAACCCGCATGGCTGGATCTCGGCCACGGTGTTCGCCTGCATTTGCACCCCCTGACCACCGCCATGATGGTGGCATCGCGCAGTGACCCGACAGTCGCCGCTTTGAGCGAGGATGCTACCGACGAGGAAAGTGCTCTAGTCTTTGCCAAAGCGCTGGCCCGAAACGCTACCCTCGACTGGGAGGGCGTCGGGGATTGCGATGGCAATGTCGTTCGAACTACTCCCGAGGGTATATCGGCCCTGCTGGATGTCTGGCCACTGTTCGAGGCTTTCCAGACCAAATACGTCGCCAAGGGTCTGGTGCTGGATCAGGAAAAAAACGTCTCGTCGTCCTTGCCGAGTGGGTCTTCGGCGGGGGCGACGAATACTGCTGGGGCTGCGGAAAAATCTGCGAAGACTGCCCGCAAACCCTGAACCAACCACAAAGCTTTGAGGGATGGCAGGTTTGGGATCTGGTTGCCCGCCTCGGTGGTCAGTTGCGGATTACCCCGAGCGGTGGTGTGATCGGATGGGACTTGGTGACGGCATTATCGCTCGGGTCAGCTCTGGGTATCTGCCCGATGGCCACTGCCGAACTTCTGCCGGCCATCGAGCCTGTGATGGTGCGCAAACTTAACGAACAAATGGATCAGGATCATGGCTGAAAAACGGGTATCCGTCCGCCTTGCCGCGGTGGGCGGCAAACAGGTCAAAGCCGAGTTTGAAGGCATTGGCGAGGCCGGAAAGCGCGGCTTTGGCAAGGCCTCGCGAGAGATGGAAATCGCCAATGCACGGCTGGCGCGGTTTGCACGGCGTGCCAAAATTGCCGCCGGTATTATGGCGGCGGCGGCCGTAGCTGCGGGTATATCGATGGTGCGCTCCAGCATGCAGACCATAGACGAACAAGCGAAGATGGCAGCGTCCTTGCGCACCAGCACGCAAAGCCTGCAGGTTCTCTCCCGCGCCGGTGATCTGGCGGGTATTTCTATGGGCGAGATTGAACAGGCTACGATCCAGTTAACCAAGCGCTTGTCTCAGGCTGCCGCAGGAACAGGTCCGGCCGTAGATGCGTTGCAAAAACTTCACCTCTCGGCAACTGATCTCGAAGGCCTCACTGTCGATGCCAAAATTTCCACCATTCAGGATGCAATTGCAAAATTCATCCCGAGCGCTCAGCAAGCGGCCATTGCCTCGCAGATATTCGGCGATCGCGCTGGTCTGATTTTCACCCGCATCGACAGCGCCACCCTGCGACAGGCAACGCAGGATGTGCAGGATTTTGGCGTCGCGGTATCTGAAAGAGACGCCGCGCAAATCGAGCGTACCAATGATGCGCTATCCCGCATGGGGCTTTTGTGGCGCGGCATCTCCAACCAGCTGGCAGTGGCCGCTGCACCGGCGCTGGAAGCAATGGCCAACGCCATGGCGGCGATCGGCAAAACCACCGGACCATTGGGGCGCGCCATCAAAGGCTTGTTCAACCATATCGGCGAGATTGCCACCGTTGCCGCCACCTTCGCCGCTGTGCTGGGAGGAAGGCTGGTGATCTCGCTGGCCAAAGCCGCTCTCGGTATCAAAGGCGTGTCGATCTCGCTTGTCACCTTGCGCGGCGCTCTGATCCGCACCGGCATCGGTGCGCTGATCATCGGGGCCGGAGAACTGATCTACTGGTTCGGGCGTCTCGTTAAGGGCGCCGGTGGCTTTGGCGAGGCTATGCGGCTGCTTAAAGACGTGGCCATCGAGGTTTGGGAGCGCATTAAACTCGGGGGAAAATCCCTCGGCGCGGCCCTGTCGTCGGTATGGGCGCGGATCAAAGCGGGTTGGTTGACCATGCTGGCAGACATCCAGAAAACGTGGACGGATTTCCTGCACGCAATGACGCGGGGGATTGCCAATATCCCGGGCATGGATAGCGCCACGCTTGCGCTCGGCAATGCGGCAATTATGGCTGGATCGGCTTATTACGAAATGGCAGGCAACGCCGAAGACGCGAGGAATGCCGCAGACGGATTGGTGACGTCCTCGCAGGAAATGGCCCGCGCGGCCACAGCCCCGCTGACGTCCATGCAAGCCTTGCGCGATGCAATGAGATCGAGCGCAGAGGATGGCGAGAGTGGTCTTGCCGGAACCACCACAGCCGCCGAAGTTCTGTCACAAGCGGTCACCGGTGCGGGCGGGGCCGCGCGTTCTGCCGCCGAGGTTGCCAAATCCGCATGGGACATGGCTGCAGCTTCCCTCAAGGATTACGCTACTAAGGCCTCCGATGTCGGCAAGGGGATTGGCAGCGCACTGATTGGCGCCTTCAACAGCGCGGAAAATGCCATCGGCGAGTTCGTCAAAACCGGCAAGCTGGATTTTAGGTCACTCGTCACCTCTTTATTGGCTGATATGGCGAAACTGTCCGCGCGCAAATTCATCCTCGGGCCACTGGCGGGTGCCCTGTCCGGCGCGTTGGGCAGCCTCGGCAGCGTTTTCGCACCGGTGCTGCACGCCGGTGGCATGGTCGGTGGGGCCGCGCCGCAAAGAATGGTGCCCACCATGGCTTTTGCGGGCGCACCGCGTATGCATAGCGGTGGTTGGGCGGGACTGCGGCCGGACGAAGTTCCCGCCATCCTGCAAAAGGGCGAACGGGTGCTGTCTCGGCGCGAGGCTCAAGGTTATGGGCAAAGCTCTGCCCATAACATCACCATCAACATCCAGACCCGTGATGCCGAGAGTTTCCGGCAATCGCGCACACAAGTCTCGGCCGACATTGCCCGCGCTGTCGCTATGGGAAGGAGAGGTATGTAGATGGCGTTTCACGAAATCCGCTTTCCCGACAATATCAGCCGCGGCGCGCGCGGTGGGCCCGAGCGACGCACGCAGATTGTCGAACTGGCGTCTGGCGATGAGGAGCGTAATGCCAGTTGGGCCAACTCGCGCCGTCGTTATGATGCCGCCTATGGCATTCGCCGCGCCGATGATCTGACCGCCGTGGTGGCGTTTTTCGAGGCGAGAGGCGGACGACTCTACGGGTTTCGCTGGAAGGATTGGGGGGATTATAAATCCTGCTTGCCGTCCGCAACGCCGGCCGAAACCGATCAGGTGATTGGCACCGGCGACGGGGCGACTACCGCGTTTCAATTGTCGAAAGCCTATACTTCCGGTGCGCAGACATGGATGCGCTCCATCACAAAACCCGTGGCCGGAACCATTTCCGTGGCGTTGGACCAAGTGGTGCAAGCATCAGGCTGGTCTGTCGACATCACAACCGGCCTTGTCACCTTCACGGCCCCACCGCCAGGTGGCATCGCCATTACCGCCGGTTTCGAATTCGACGTACCCGTGCGCTTCGACACCGACCAGCTCGACGTCACCCACGATATCGAACGGCTCGGCTCCATCACATCCATACCGCTAATTGAGGTCCGTCGATGAAACAGTTTCCAGAGAGTCTTCAAACCCATCTTGATAGCGGCACGACAACGCTGGCCTGGTGCTGGCGGCTCACCCGCAATGATGGCGCGGTCTTCGGCTTCACTGATCATGATCTTTCGCTGACGTTCGACGGCACTACGTTTGAACCGGAGAGTGGCTTCACCGCCTCGGAAATTCGTTCCGGCTCTGATCTATCGGTCGATGCGCAAGAGGCCGAGGGCGTGCTGACCTCCGACATCATCGCCGAGACCGATATTCTTGACGGCCGCTGGGACAACGCCGCCGTGGAAATCTGGCGGGTGAACTGGGCCGACACCTCAAGCCGCGCGCTGCTGCGCCGCGGTGCCATCGGTCAGCTCCGGCGCGGGCGGCTGCATTTCGTGGCCGAGATGCGTTCCCTCGCCCATGTGCTGGGGCAAACCATAGGGCGGACGTTTCAGGCGAGTTGTGATGCGGCTTTGGGGGATGCGCGCTGTGGTGTGGATATGAACGATCCAACCTTCAAGGCAACCGGCACGGTGGTGGCACTTTCGGGGGATCGCGGCTTTGCTGTCTCCGGTCTCTCGGGTTTTGCCGAAGGCTGGTTTGCTCTTGGCACGCTGCAATGGTTCACCGGCGCCAATACCGGGCGCAAAGCGGAAATTCTTAGTCATATGATTTCGGGCGTGAACGTAATTGTCACTATGCTCGAGGAACCCATTCGCCCGATTGAGGTCGGCGACGCCTTCGACATCCTCGCTGGCTGCAATAAACGCTTTGAGACCTGCCAGAGCAAGTTTACCAATGCGATCAATTTCCGCGGCTTCCCGCATATCCCCGGACAAAACACGGTCATCCGCTACGCCGCAAAAGGGGATGCCAATGCGGGGGCGGTACTGTGAAAAACGCCCAAATCACTCCATCGCGCATCGTCAAAGCAACGCGTCGCTGGATCGGCACTCCCTATCACGATCAGGCGTCTGTTCGCGGCGTTGGTTGTGATTGCCTCGGGCTTCTGCGCGGTGTCTGGCGCGATGTTATCGGACCGGAACCGATACTTGTGCCGCCTTATTCCCGTGACTGGGGCGAAGCGGGACCGATCGAGGTGCTGGCCGAAGCCGCGGGCGCGGCGATGCTTGAAATCCCCATCACACAAACCCGAACCGGCGACGTCATCCTGTTTCGCATGCGCGCCGGCGCAATCGCCAAGCATGTAGGTATTCTCGGCAACACGGACACCTTCATCCACGCGTATGAACGCACCGGCGTGATTGAAGAACATCTAACAAACGCCTGGCAACGTAAAATTGCCTACGCATTCCGCTTTCCCAAGAGATAAATCATGGCTTCCATTCTATTAGCTTCAGCTGGCGCCGCGATCGGTGGCAGCATCGGTGGTGCCGTGCTCGGTGTATCCGCCGCCACCATCGGCGGCGCGATTGGCTCCTTTGCCGGCTCGATGATCGACAGCTGGATTGTCTCGTCCCTCGCACCCGGCCAACGCATTGAAGGCCAGCGCCTCGAAAACCTGCAAATTACCACCTCGACCGAGGGCGCTATTATTCCCCGCGTTTATGGACGCATGCGTATCGGCGGCAATATCATCTGGGCGACAGATTTCACCGAGACCGTTAACACAACCACGCAAGGAGGCGGCAAAGGCGGTGGGCCAACAATCACCACGACCGCCTATCTCTATTCGGCCTCCTTCGCCGTAGCCCTATGCGAGGGGCCAATATCAGGCATCGGGCGCATCTGGGCAGATGGCAAACCACTCGATCTCTCCGGCGCGACCTGGCGGCTTTATACCGGCGATGAGGCTCAACAACCGGATCCGTTCATTGAGGCCAAAATGGGCACAGGTAATGCGCCCGCCTATCGCGGTACGGCCTATGTTATGTTCGAAGAATTGCCACTCGAACAATTCGGTAATCGTATACCGCAACTGTCCTTCGAAGTGTTTCGCCCCGTCGTTGCACCCGATACAGCCGAGGGCATGGTCCGCGCTGTCACCCTCATTCCCGGAACTGGCGAGTTTGTCTATGCAACGGAACCAATCTCGCGCGGCGCCCACAGCGTGGGTGGCACAAACGGCAATACTGCCTCCGAGAACGTGCATAACGCCAACGCCGTGCTCGACATCATCGCCTCGCTCGACCAGTTGCAAGCGGCCGCGCCAAACATCGAGAGCATCTCGCTGGTGGTTAGCTGGTTCGGAACCGACCTGCGCGCCGGAGATTGCCAAATCGTGCCCGGTGTCGAAAACACCACCAAGGTAACAACACCGAAAAGCTGGGCGGTGAATGGCGTCACACGCGCGGGCGCCCATGTGATCAGCCTCGATGCAGACGGGCGCACGGCCTATGGCGGCACACCAGCCGACTTCGCCGTCGTGCAAGCGATAAAGGAAATCAAATCGCGCGGTTTGCGTGTCACGTTCTATCCATTCCTGCTAATGGACATTCCGGCGGGGAACACACTGCCCAATCCGTATTCCGATAATGCTGCTACAATCGGCCAAAACACCTATCCATGGCGCGGACGCATTACCTGTTCTCCGGCAGCGGATTACGCAGGAACGGTAGACAAGACCGCTAGCGCCACGACGCAGGTTGATGCCTTTTTTGGTAATGCTCAGGTGGCAGATTTCAGCGTATCGGGCGAGAATGTCGTCTGGACTGGTCCCGCCGGTGATTGGGGTTACCGACGCATGATCCTGCATTACGCCCACCTCTGCGCTGCGGCTGGCGGGGTGGATTCCTTTCTGCTCGGCTCGGAGCTGCGCGGCCTGACGACTATTTGCGATGGAGCCACAACCTATCCCGTCGTAACCGCGTTGAGACAACTAGCGGCTGACGTTACCGGAATTCTCGGAGCCGGAACCGCCATCAGCTACGCCGCCGACTGGTCAGAATATTTCGGGCATCACCCGCAGGATGGATCCGGTGATGTATTTTACCACCTTGATCCGCTCTGGTCCGACCCGAACATCCATTTTATCGGCATCGACAATTACATGCCGCTTTCCGACTGGCGCGACGTGTTTGATCACGCGGATGCACTGGCAGGTTGGAACTCGATCCGAGATCTCGGCTACCTCCAAAGCAATATCGAGGGTGGCGAGGGTTTTGAATGGTTCTATGCATCGGACGCAGATCGCACCGCCCAAAACCGCACGCCCGTTACCGATGGCGCCTATAGCAAACCCTGGATATTTCGCCCCAAGGATATCCGGTCGTGGTGGTCACAGCAGCATTTCAACCGGATTGGCGGCGTGGAAACCATCACCCCCACTAGCTGGATCCCGCAATCCAAACCCGTCCGTTTCACCGAGCTCGGCTGCCCTGCTGTCGATCGCGGCACCAACCAGCCGAATGTATTCTATGACCCGAAGTCGGCGGAAAGTGCGTTACCGTATTTTTCGCGGGGCTGGCAGGATGAGGCGATCCAGCGTCGCTATATCGAGGCAATGCTCGGGTATTGGGGTGATCCGACAAAGAACCCGGTCAGCTCCGTATACGCCGCTCCGATGATCGACATGGGAGAGGCCGCCATCTGGACATGGGACGCACGACCCTATCCCGACTTTCCGGCCCGCGAGGATGTCTGGGCCGATGCACCGAACTGGCGACTCGGGCACTGGCTGAACGGACGGCTCGGCCCGGTGGGCCTCGGGGCCCTTGTCCGGGAGCTTTGTCTGCGCGCGGGGCTTGATGACAGTCTGGTTGATGTGAGCGAGCTGGCAGACGTGGTTCCGGGGTTTGTCATTGCAGCGTTAGAAAGCCCGCGCGCCTCGATTTCGGTGTTGGCGCGGCATTTCGGGTTTGATGCGGTAGAAAGCGGTGGGATCATCCGGTTTGTGACACGCGGCCAAAAAGCAGTGTCGGTGGTCGACCCCGATAACATGGTGGCCGGTTCCGATGATGTGATGGAACTGACCCGTGGGCAGGAAACCGAACTGCCCCAAGCCCTCAAATGGCAGATGGTACGCCCGGACGAGGAATACGACGCAGCCACCGTTGAGGCACGACGGGTTACGGTTGAAGCTTCGCGTGTGGCCTCCGACAGCTTTCCGCTGGCAGTATCTCTGGAAGAGGCCGATCGTCGTTGTCGTCGCGCTCTGATGGAGGGCTGGGTCGGGCGCGAAACGCTGAGTGCCAACCTTCCACCCTCTCGCCTGTCGCTTGACCCGGGCGATGTCGTAAGTCTCGCCAATGACGGGCGGCTGGTTGATTATCGTATCACCCGTATTGCCGATGCAGGTGCACGATCGATCGAGGCCATCCGGACCGATGCCGCCATTTACGACCTGCCACCTGGCCAATACCGCTCCGCAAAACTGCCCAACACAATCGTTTATGGGCCCGCCAATATAGCCCTGATGGACCTGCCGCAAATGTCTGATGCGGTCCCCGCACACCGGCCCTACGCCGCGATATTCGCCAAACCATGGTATGGCACGGCCGCTGTTTGGCGTAGCGCCACCACCTCGGGTTTTGCGCTACTCGACACCATCGGCCAGCCTGCGCACATGGGTGTTTTGGCCGCTGACCTGCCTGCCGGACCGCTCAATCGCTTTGATATTGGCAATGAACTGCTGATCGATCTTTCCTCGGGCACGTTGACCAGCGTCACCGACACGGAGTTGTTCGCAGGCGCCAACACGCTGGGCATCGAGAGCTCGGCCGGCATCTGGGAAATCATCCAGTTCGGCAACGCCGAGCTGGTTTCCGCGGGACGTTACCGCCTCACGCGCCTGTTGCGCGGGCAACGGGGAACCGAAGATGCCATGGGTGATCCGGCTCTGGCAGGGGCACGGGTGGTGATGCTGGATTCAGGCATTCAGCCCCTCTCGACTTCGGAAGCCGATCTTGGCCTGCCGTGGAACTGGCGTATCGGTCCGGCCAGTGTCGCACCTTCCGATCCGCTGATGCAGGCACAAACCTTCACCCCGAATGGGCGAGGGTTAAAACCCTTTGCACCGGCGCAACTTCGCATGCGACGCGAGGCCAATGGCGATCTGGCGCTACGCTGGCTCCGTCGCGACCGATCGCTCGTCTCCGACGGCTGGGTGTTAACCGATGTGCCGATGTCGGAAGTCAGCGAGGCCTATGATCTGGAAATCCTGAACGGGGCAAGTGTAGTGCGCGCCGTGTCCGGCCTTGCGACACCCGCCTTCACCTACACCGCCGTAATGCAGAGCGCTGACTTTGGCAGTCCGGTCACCAGTCTCGCGGCCCGCCTTTACCAGATCGGCGCGCTGGGCCGCGGCGTGCCGATGATCAAAACCCTGTCCATCAAGGAAAGCCTATGACCAACACCCCGAACCTTGCTCTGCCATATCTGGCCGCCGCGCAAGCCCAGAAGCATATAACTGTCAACGAGGCGCTGGGCCTGATCGATGCATTGACCCAACTGGCCGTGAATTCTGTCGGAGCCGCGTCGCCGCCTGCCACACCAAACGAGGGCGAGCGCTATATTATCGGGGCAAGTGCTACTGGTGCATGGGCCGGTTGGGATGACAGTATCGCGTTATTTTCCAGCGGGGCATGGTTACGCCTGATCCCGCAGCCGGGCTGGAAGGCATGGGATGTATCTGCTGGTAAATTGTTGGTTTTCTCCGGTAGTGCATGGGGCGCATACATACCGAGCCTGCAAAACCTTGCCGGCATCGGAATCGGCACCACCTCGGACGCTACTAACAAGCTGGCGATCTCCGCAATCGCGACCCTCTTTAATCACGCAGGCAACGGCCACCAGCTTAAAATCAACAAGGCAGCCAACACCGACACTGCCAGCCTGCTATTCCAGACCGAATGGTCGGGGCGCGCCGAGATGGGCACCGCAGGAAACGATGATTTTTCCATCAAGGTCAGTGCAGACGGCAACAATTTCCTTGAGGGGATGCGCATTGATCGTAACTCTGGCGCAGTCAGTTTTCCGGGTGGCATGGAGCCGGGGCGCCACAGCGTTGGCAGTATCACAAAAGCAGGTGGCCTAGACTGGTGGGGCGCGGTTGATCCCTTCACCCTGAGTTACAGTTCTTCTTCCCAACAAGCCCTCTCGCAAAACCGGATGTTTTTCATGGCCTTCCATGTGGATCGCCCGATCCAATTGCTCGGCGCCTTCGTTTCCCTAAACATAGCCTCGACAACGGCGGGTGCGTTACTCAGATGCGGAATTTACAAGCTTGGCGCCCCGAACGGGGATCTCTGGGACATAGGTGATCGGGTGGCGGATTTTGGAACGTTACCCGCGGACGTGGCGGATAACAAAGAGTTCAATCTGGGTACACCGCAAACTCTAACGAAAGGCTGGTATGTCACGGCGATGGGCGTGAGTGGCGCAGGGGCTTATGCGCGCTATGCCCGCTGGATGACGCCCGGCCTGACCCGATTTTATCCTCACGCCAGCGGCACGAGCGCCTATCCCCAGACCGTCGCCCCGCAAGTCTATCTTTATGCAAATTCCAGCAATGCCGAAATCACCGGCGGTCTGCCTGCAAGCTGGCCATCCAATCCGGTCAGCACCATGACCTCGACCAACAACTGGGTCTACCAGATGGTCTTCCCGAAGTGGCGGGAAGTCTGAACCACGCCCAACAATTAGGAGCACCCATGACCCCGCCAAAACTTGAAGCGGGCTTTGTCCGCATGCCCGAGGATGAATTCGAAGCCATGCTGGCCCGCGCCGCCGAGCAAGGCGCACGCCGCGCCCTCGCCAACGTCGGTCTTGATGGTCCCGAAGCCGCCATCGACATCCATGACCTGCGCACGCTGCTTGATAGTCTGCGCATGGCGCGCCGTACTGCCTGGCAGACCATCATCCGCCTTATGACCACCGGTCTGCTGCTCGCTCTGATTGCGGGTATTGCCCTGAAGTTGAAGCTGTTTGGCTGATACCAACCCGAATCTTTTTGACCCCGTGCCCGCCAACCGGCGGGTTTTCTTTTGGAGGAAACC